GTAGTATTTGTGGAAGTGTAGATTGTCTATCGTCAATTACAACAATCTTTCTACCAGTCCTTTCTGTAGTGAGAAGAGTAAGAAGTTCATCATTATAATTTTGCATCCCAATCTCTGCTGATGTTGGAGACTCTTTTGCACTTCCTGGTGCCTCCGGTTTTAATGATGCTAATGGTGCTGCTGATATAATTTGTCCAGAGGTTGTTCTTAATGATTTTCCAATCGCAAGCAATCCAAGATATGGTTCTGGATTAATATGACGACCACCTTTTCTTACTTCATAGTGTAAGTGTTCTCCACGAGATCTACCAGTATTTCCAATTTCACCAATAGTTTCTCCGTTATATTGAGAACCATTTTTTACCATTATTTTTGCTAAATGGGCAAAATAAAACTCAAGATTTCCAGATTGAATAATAACTAAATTTCCATATCCACCACCATCCCATCCAGCGAAGGTGACTTTTCCATTTTGTCTAAATGCTACATAGTATCCTTTTTGATGACTAGTTCCAATATCAATTCCTTTGTGTGCTCCTCCCCTTGCTAGATATTCGCCACCTCCACCACTTCTTCCAACGGTTGGGTTAGTGTTTCCAACAACATCTACGTCACCAACTACTGAAGTTGTTAATTTTCCAGAAACTTGAGGAGTGGATTTTGCTACTGGTGCTGGCAAATTAAATGGAGCTGGACCTTCTTTTCTAATAGGATCTCCCCTACTTACATCGACAAGAAATTGATTATCGCCTGCACCACCACGCCAAGCAGTTCCAGGAAGACGACCATTTTTATTATTTTGTGGAGATGCTCTAAACTCAAATGCTCCACCAACAAACTTTGCAGAATTTGCCTGTAATGTTGGGTTTTGAATGTTTTCGATAATTTTTAAAAGAGTACCCTTACTTTGTCCAGACCATTTAGCAGCATCTTCTAATGTTTCAATTTTTCTAAATCCTTTCGGTCCACCAGGTCTTTTCCAAACTCCTTGGAATTGTGACCTATTTACACTTTCTCCCGCAGCGAGAATATCTGTATACGTCGAACCATATCTTCCAGATGCTTTTCTATTTACAATTACTTGCATCATATCAACTGTAGATTGTGCTCCAGATCCTTCGGTAGAAAGTGCAGCAGCAATGCGATACATCTCTGCAGATTGAGCATCAGGAAGAGCAGTTCCAGGTTGATTATAAGCATCAGGTTCTTCACTAATAGTTCCAATCTTTGGAATATTTTTAAATGGTTCAGTAAGAACAGCAAATGCCTCACTAATACCTACACCTAGTCCATCGATATTTGTAATTAAATCTTGAAAAGAAGATCTGACAAGAAAAGAACTATCAGTAAAATCAAGATTTGCTAGATTAATAAATGCTGATTGAAGAATTTCACCCAAACTACTTATTATCTTCATCGTTTCATCACCATATTCACTCAAAATAGATGTTGCCTTTATAATTCTTCCAGTAAATTGCTCACCCAATGCAATCCAAGTTGGTAGATTTCCTAATATCCAACCAGCAGAAAGATATCCAATAAAACCAAATAATCTATCTTTTAAACTAGTTTCATTAGAAGCTTGTGCTAATGCTCTTGGTCCACCTATTTTAGTTACGACTGTTGGAGCAGAAACTTGATCTTGAAGTGCTTTCCTTTTTCCAATTTGTATTCTTCTGTTCTTGAATAATCTTATACTCGATCCAATATTTTTTCTATCGGTTATCTTTTTAGATAATATATTAGAAATACCAAAAATAGTCCTTTTAGATGATGCCGTTTGCTGTTTGGTATCTGATATGGTTCTAAAAATATTATTAGGAATAACTGCCATCTTACATCACCACATTATAGTTAAGTTGTGAGTATAATGTGTAGAAATTATCTGGATTTGATGAGGAAATTAAGGGAACATCAGTAATAGGTCCAGATTGTTGATCCTGTGCTACTCCTTGTTGCTGATTTCCAGTTGTTGTATAAATGATATCTGGTTTTGGTTCTGGCGATGGTCCAACATTTGGAGTTTGTGTTTGTGCTGGTTGAATTTGTGCTGGTGGTCTATATGGAACCACTGGAATTGATTTTGGTCCTGGTGTATCTTTACCGTTTTCTGTTGGTATTTCTGGAGAACCTGGTTGAGGACCTGGAGGACCATTAAATCCCAACATATCTTTGAATTGATCTACTTTATCAGAAGCAAATGCTTGTAAAGAAGAAAAATTAATATTTTTTCCTAATTCAAACTTTGGTATCATTGGATTTTGTGCTGCTGGAGCACCTGGTTTTTGATTTGAATTTTTTCCAAAAATATTTCCACCAAATATTTCTGCAATTGTATCAGCAGCATATGCAGTACCAGTAATTAGTCTTGTTTGAGGAATAAGTAATGAAGTGAATGCTAATGCAGCATCAAAATTCTGACCACTTGATACATCTGCTGCACCTCCAAGTGCAGTAACTCCTTTACCCAATAATGATAAGATATTAAATCCACCTGCTGCTGCCGCTGCCGCACCTGCTCCAGCAGAGGCAGCACCTGGTTTTACCTTCAAAAAGTTTTTAAATAAATCAGAAACTGCTTTTAGAGGCGATTTTGCTAAATCTGTTGCAATATCAAAAACTTTAGATGTAACCGCACGAATAGAATTAATAACTCTAGTAAATCCCCCCCTCATAAGAGAGAAAGAAGAAGTAACAAATCCAAGAGATGATTTAAAGATGCCACGAATGTCAGTTAGTTTTCGTAGATTTGCTGCTGTACCTTTTGTAAGAGCAGATATTCCTAAAAGACCAAATCCAGTTCCAAATAATCTTTTAAGAGCATCAGTTGCCCTATCAAAAGTAGAAGTTAGTTGTGGTTCTATTTTTTTTATAGGTGCAACAAGTGCTGCAGAAACAGTTTGTTGTAATTGCCCTTCTTGACCAACTCTTATTTGTCTTTCTACTAATTGCTTTTCCTGATCCTGCTCTAAACGAAGTCTTTGAGATTCTAAAGCACTATCACTCTGTATTAGCGATGCAATACCTTGCAATCCAAAGGTTACACCAGAAACTTCTGACCGAATATTATCAAGTTGTCCTTGAATTGAAACTAGTGGTGAACTATAACTATCCATTAGATGCGTTCTTCAGGTTTTCTTCTTCAATATACTGTTGGAGAAGACCAACATAAACTTCCCTCTCCCACGGTATCATATTCTCTAAATCACTCAAAGAATATTTATGATGCTGAAGCAGTGCAAAATTAGTTTTATAATATGACGCAAGATCTTCATGCGCCATCGCTAGGCGAAAAAAGATGTTAATCCCTCAAGAACAACTTCACTTTCTACTCCAGTATTTGGATTTTTGATATTAATTGTATGAGAAAGTTTGGGCATAGTCTCAAAGAATCTTTCTATTTCTTTAAATTGACTTGATGTAAGTTGCTCAAGAAACTCATTCAACTCTTTTTTAGTTACATCAGATGCTGCCCAAGATTCCTCTTCATTATAGATTTGTTCAACACAAGAGGTAATCATACCAAAAGTATCTTCAACTGATACTTCAGATTCATTTGAAAAATTACTCTTAATAAATTCTTCCATCGAAGGATACTTCATTCTCAAGGTTAAACTATCATCAAGTTTAATATCACGAGAGTGGTCTGATTTTACCTGAACTTTAATCTCATCTAGATTAATACTTACTGGAACTTGGGTTTTTTCATCATCCGGGCAAGTAATAAGAACATCAACTTCCTCCCCAACAGATTTACCTCTGATATTCAGAAAAAGATATTCAATATCAAAAGTTGAAAGTTGTTCAATCTTGATACCTCTGGTAATAATACAATTCCCAATTACTGTTTTTACTGCTTCAGCAATCTGCTTTGGATCCTCACTCTCCATTGCGATGATAAGAATTTTTTCCTCCTTAACTAGAAAGGGGCGATACTTGACTGACTTTTTTAAAGAAGGAATTTCCAACTCATATGTTGGTGTAGAAATCTTTGGTAAAGGCATAATAAGTTATTTGATTAAAAATATTTAGTTGATGATCGGTTGTCCAGTAGAATCAAAAAATCTTCTATTAACTTCAGCAGTCGTTCTTGTGTCAATATTCGGATTATAAAAAACAACGCCACTCTGACCACGAACTGGAACTAATGGTTCTTGAGAAATAGTTTGATTTTGTTTTGGATCATTCGATTCTTTATTATTATCGTTTCCTCTATACTGATTAATACTTAATGCTTTGCCAGCAATATAACGGTCATATTGAAATGAAGCTGATACTTTTAAGACATCTGAAGCAACATAAGAAATCTGCGGAGGACTTATATATATTGGCCAAAACCCTTTGAAGGTATATTCGATTTCTGCTTTATAGTCTCTATCAAATTTAATAATTCTGGTAAAATTAGATTTATAATATTCTGGATATTGCATTCTTACAAAATAATTTTCTTCATTTTGACTAACTGCTGGAGAAACACCATTAATATTATTATGCGACCCACTCGCAATAAATTCTATCCAGGATTCTAGAAATTTAAGAGTTTTATATTTACTATCAACATAAAATTCAAGTGTTATTTCACTATAACTTCTACTATAGGCAAACTTTTCTTGAACTCCCATATAGTTTCCATCAACCATTTTTACATTCAATTGGGAGGTGGGAAGAGAAGCGGAATAACATAGCAATCCAGCATCACCCACAACAAATCTAGATGTAACTCCTCTTTTACGAAGATAATCTTTTAATTGATCTGGCAATCCACCAAATTGAACTTCATAGTGTGAAGATTGGGCAAGATTTGTTAATAGTGGTTTTATATCAGATATTCTGCGTTTAATAGCCACTCTAAATACCTTATACGAGTCTTATGTTATAAGTATTTAGATGTCTTATAAGGGAAAATATCAACCTTCATTTCCTCAAAAGTATAATGGAGATCCCACAAATATCATTTATAGGTCTCTATGGGAAAGAAAGTTTTGTGTTTATTGTGACTTAAATGAAAAAATTATATCTTGGGAATCTGAAGAAAAATGCATTCCATACCGTTCACCATTAGACGGTAAGATTCATAGATATTTCCCAGACTTTCTCATAAAAGTCAAAGAATCTGATGGTTCAATTAAAAAATATATGATCGAAATCAAACCTAAAAAACAAACTGTTCCGCCACCAAAACCTCAAAGGCAGACAAAGAATTATATTCGTGAGGTTTATGAGTATGCTAAAAATCAATCAAAGTGGGAAGCAGCAAAAGAATGGTGTGCTGATAGAGGATATGAGTTCAAGGTAATCACAGAAAACGAACTGGGTATTAAGTAATGCCGAGAAAGACTCTAAAAGATAGGGGAAAAATAAATCGTATCAGTCCTCTAGTAAAAAAACTTATTGGAACAGAAAATTCTGACGACTTAATGATTGAATTAATGGATATTTTGTCCGAAAGTAAAGAACCTCCAAAAGTTGGTAAGTTTTATATCTTTGTTTATAATGCTAAAACCACTGGCATAAGATATGATCAGAATCCTCTTGTTGCTGTAACTAATGTATTCAACTGGGGATTTAAAGGGTTAAATTATCATTGGGGAGAATCTAGACAATATACATGGGATGAAATTGCTGGAGGAATGTATGAGGTTTATAATACGGAAATTGAAGATTTGCGAAGACTGCCTTTTAGTAACATTAGAACTAAATAATTAGAAAACATAAATGTCTGAGCCACTACGATATCCACTAAAGAAACTTGATAAATCTGATGATTATTTAAAGATTGATATTTTAGACTATCAAGCACCTGGTCTTGGATTTTCTCCAGGTTCTTTGGCTTTAGCAACTTCTGATGATGTAGATTATGGCAAAAAAGTTCCCATAAAAACAATCATTCTTCCTATTCCAGATGGAATAGGGGATAGTAATGGTGCTCAGTGGGGTGAGAGTGGTTTTAATCCAATTAGCTCCGGATTAATTAGTGCTAGTGCTGAACTTTTAAAAACCAGTTCAATGGGAGAAGGAATACAAAAAATTAAAGATCTGACGGAAAAGGTTACTAAAGCAGCAAAATCTGGAACCGCTCAACAAAGAATACAAGCAGGAGCAATAGGATTAGCAGTGAATACTCTTTTCAATTCAAGTATAAAACCAGGAGAACTTTCATCTAGGATTGGTGGGATTGTAGCAAACTCAAATATCGAACTTATATTTCAAGGATTAACTTTTAGACCGGGTTTTACTTTTGGATTTGATATGGTTCCACGTTCAGAAAAAGAATCGAAAGAAATTAAAGAAATTATTAGGGCATTTAAAATCAACAGTGCAGTTAAAAAGGGGGCGGCATTTGAAGGTGCTGCTGGATTATTTTTAACTGCACCAAATGTCTTTAGAATTCAATATATGAGTGGTGCAAATCCACATCCATTCTTAAATAAGTTTAAAATTTGTGCTCTCAAAGGTATGAGTGTTAATTATACTGGTTCCGGAACTTATGCAACTTATGCAGATGCTACTCCAGTTCATATGATTATGACTTTAAATTTCCAAGAACTTACACCAATCTTTGCAGAAGATTATAAGAATTCGGATGAAGGAGTTGGATACTAATGTCTTACTTTAGAGAATTACCAAATCTAGAATATCAATCATTCTTATCAGATCGCAAAGCATCTGATGAGTATTTGACTGTTAAGAATCTATTTCGTCGTGTAAAACTTCGTGACGATTTACAAAATGTCTTTACAATCTTCGATAAGTATCAGATTGTAGATGGTGCTCGTCCAGAAACAGTAGCAGAAGAACTTTATGGAAGCACTCAATATGATTGGGTAGTTCTTGTAAGTTCAGGTATTACAAGAGTTAGGGACCAATGGCCACTTTCTGATAAAGAGGTCTATGATTATGCGGAGTCAATCTATGGGACAGATTTAAATGCTGTTCATCATTACGAAACTACTGAAGTTAGAGATAGTAAGGGTAGGTTAATTCTTCCTGCAGGTAAAGTTGTAGATAAAGATTTTTCATTTGTTTATGCAGAAGTTGAAAAAAATTACAGTAATAGTTTAAATAGAATAAGTTATACTCAAATTACTACTCAAAGTTCTGATATTAATTCATCTTCAATCACGGTCAATTTGACAAACATTAATGTTACTGTTGGAGATGAATTGGTAATAAATGGGACTTATATACCTGTTGTATCTTTTACTGATAATATTACCAATAATACTAAACAAATTAATTTATTTTCACCAATTCCTACCAGTATATCTCAGGGATCTACTTTAACTTTTAAAGTAAAAAATACTGTTCTTATTCAAAAAAATCCAGTAATTGGTGTGAGCAACTATGAATATGAAGTCTTAAAAAATAATGAAAAGCGTAGTATCTATGTCCTTAAACCAAGATATCTACAACAAGTAGTTACAGATACAAGAAAAGCGATGACTTATGATAAATCATCGCAATATGTGGATAATAAATTAATCAGAACTGAAAATACTAGAGCATCAAATCCCTAAAGTATCATTCTGCCAACTTTGCAAAGTAACTCAGAGTATCATCTTCATCGTCTTCATCATAAGAAGAAGAACGAGTAGGAGTCAGATTCTTGAGTTCGGTGCGAAGATCATCATCAAGTTCCTTCGCAGGACCACGAGAATAGGTCTCTTCTTCTGCAACTTCTTCGTCCACACGACGAGAACCTTTGGAACCCAGTACATACTCAAGACGCTTTTTCAGTTCATCATAGGTCTTGAACTGATCGGGAGCAACGAGTTCAGCAAGAGAATACTGCTTCTTCCAGATTGCTTCCATCTCATCATCATCGTCCAGTAGAGCACCTTGTGCGGCAAACTCACTGGAGTCATAGTTGCGATAACCAGCAACGTTCTTTGCCTTCAGTTTGAAGTTAGCACCTTGCCAGAAGTCAAAAGGATCAATAGGAGTTTCGTCTTCAAACTCAGGTTGCATTGCAGCAGTAATCTTATCAAAGATTTTCTTACCAAACTTATAAAGGAAGACTTTACCTTCGTTCTGGGGATTAGATGGATCCTTTACAA